AGGTTCAACAACCACACCGTGAGGTTCTTCTACTCAGAATTGGGGTCTTCTAACCCCAAGGCTGGGGTTCTTGATAGGTCAGTTGGGGTAGATGAACCGTATTTTAGGGTTGTATTATAAGGCATAAAACAAAAAGTACATAACCACAACTCATAAAAGCCTGATAATTAATTAATAATAAATTTGGAGTGAAAAACAAATTGTACATTTACTTTAATTATGCTTATATAATTAACATATAAAAGCCGAACAAACGAATGATTACTTTAATTAGTGCTTAATACCCGTTTAAACGCCACGTAAAAGCCTATTAAATAAGGATAGAACGATAATAAAACCGAATGATATAAGCCTCTGAAATGGGGCTTTTTTTATGCCTAAAAGTACCGATCTAGGGGGTGATGGTAAATGTGCAATTTGATGAAAAAACTGGATTGGGCTTACAAATGGGCATACAGTTGGGCATACAAAAACATGTAAAATTTATGCTTTAAATATATGCTTAATTACATATAAACGTGCAAATTCGGTTAAATACGTGTTTAAACTACCCCTTAATGCAGTGTAATAGCATTAAAAAAGCGACCTAAGTCGCTTATATATAGAAAAATACAAATTATTATGTACAAATAGAGCCTACCTGCCTATAATATATGGATTTATGGATTTGGTTCTGCTGCAATTTTACTCCCCGATTTTGGTATTTTATATGTTGCCTTTTTTGGTATTTTTTCTATTTCTTTCTCTAAGACTGTAACTTTCTCTTTCAATACTCCATTTTCATATGCTAATGTCTCGTATCGAGTAAAAAAGAAGAAAAATGATTTGTCTTCTGATAGATTTATATCTGAATTTATAAATATTTCTTCTTTATTCTCCCTTTTTTCATCGCTATTTATCATTTTCCCCTTACCGGTTATAAGCCAACGAGCGTCTATTTCTTCAAACTTGTTTGTAATATCACATAGTATTTGGAACGATGGAGATGCTCCTGGCGTCTTCAATCTGTTTATTTTCTCAGATGAGTCGTATTTTAAGTGCTCTGTAGCGAAAGAATTGATACTTTTAATATTATAGTAATCAAGTATTTGCAAAATTCTTTCAAAGAAAGTTGAAATTTGTTTCATATTTGTTTGTGTATTTCAAACATATTTGTGATATTTGCAAAGCAATTCAGTATTGAAATAACGATACAAATATATAAAAAGTTTAAACAATAATAGTTCATGGAAAAAGAAAACAGAATAATTGTAGACAATGGAGTAAAATCAAAGCTATTGATATTGGGAAGTTACCCTACAATACGCCTGGCATTAAAAGGTGAAGTGAATACGCCACAAAAGATAAAAATCAGAAAAATGGCAATTGAACTTGGTGGTGTACTTAAAGAAAAAAAGGAATGAAAAATTTAATTTACTGTTTTTTCGAAAACATGTTGGTGAAACCGATAGGTGATAAAATTAGTAAGTACGGTTTATTGATTTGTACAATTCTATTTTTCGGACAATTGGTTTTGAGAGCTTACCTAAAAGCTTAAGTGGTTTTTAAACGATTTTTAAAAGTACAACTATGCAATATTATAATAACACACTCACGGTAGAGGCAGGTTGGTTGATTGAGAATGAAATAATTTCAAAAACTAATTATGACGCACTAGTTCTGCGAAAGAAAATAACTGTTGTCAGAAGAGGATGTAATAATACTCCGGCATTGGTACAGTATGATTCTATGCCCGACAGATTTAAAAGAAAAACTGTCGACAAAATTGGATGTGACCCGCATAGAGTAGTAGCGGAAAATCAAATACAAGTGTATATCCGTGAAAATATAAAATCGATAGATTTTTTTGAAACACATAAAATTGCTGATGGTCGATTTTTGCCTAAAGATGTACAACGAGAGTATTACGCTAATGCAATAGTGCTTGATGCTATCCATGCAATGATTATAAGTAAAAAGATAAAGCGAAGTGCATTAAGTCATAAAACTACACGATCATGGGATAAGATAGCAGAAGAGGTTCAAGAACTTGACCGCACAAAGTTTCCTCACTCGCTACCGGCTAACCCCCGCAGACTGGAAGACAAGTATAAAAAGTATTTGAAAGATGGCGTGGAGATGCTTATTCACAAGAATTATTGCAATAAGAATTCGGCAAAAATTGAAAGCGATGTGAAAGAGGCAATTTTAGCCGAATTACTAGCTGACCCACGAAACTTTGATAATGCCCAGGTGATGCGATTCTACAACATTTTTGCAAAAACAACAGGGTCGCAAGAAATAACGAGCAGTACAGTAGCCAACTGGCGTGATAAATTTGATACTAACATATTTGCAGGCCGTAGAGGTGCAGTGGCATTCTCAAATAAAAAAGCAATGCAGGTAAAACGTTCGGCACCGAGTTGCCCGCTCTATTATTGGACAATGGATGGTTGGGATGTGGAACTACTCTTCCAACGAACAGAAGTAAAAGCGAAAACCGGATATTCAACCACTACATATCATCACAGACCAACCGTAGTAGTGATTTTGGATGCATTCAATAAATATCCGGTGGGATATGCGATAGGAATACATGAAAGCCCGGACTTGATACGGTTAGCAATGAGAAATGCAGCACAACATACCAAGGAACTATTTGGAACGATGTATCGCACTCACCAGGTACAGAGTGATAGGTATCAGATAAAGAACCTGACACCATTTTACGAAACGATGGCCGATAAGAGTACACCTGCTAAAGCAAAGAACGCAAAATCAAAAATCATTGAACCTTACTTCAAGCATTTGAACCGCGATTATTGCCAACTAGAACCAAACTGGGCAGGATGGGGTATTACCTCGAAAAAAGATAGTCAGCCGAACGATGAGTTCCTGCAAAAATACAAAAAGAATTTCCCGAACTACGAAGAGGTTTGCCAAATGGTAGTTGATATAATCGAAAAAGAGCGCGCACTGAAACTTGAACAGTATATGCAAAAGTGGGGTGAAATGCCCGAAGCTGATAAAATTGAGTTTAAAGTTGAGAATTACCTGAATGCATTTGGCGAAGTGCTTACACATTCAAGAACCGGAAAGGAAACAACGGCAATGATTCAGCATAATGCTATAACAATAACAATAAACGGCATTAAACGCGAATATGATTGCTTTGATCTAGAATTTAGAGATCACTATAGTACTCAATGGCGATTTAAGTACGATCCGAATGATGCGACTAAGGTATTGGCCATAAACAGAGATGAAACGCTTCAATTCTTACTCGAAGAGAAATACATTCAGCCAATGGCTTTGAAAGATAGAAAAGTTGGCGATAGTGGCGAGTTGCAACGAGTGAGAGAGTTTAATTCCAGTTTGGAAAAACAATCGACTGATTTTAGAGCTCAAAACATTGAAAAGATGGCAAGTGTAATGCCTCTAATGTTGCAGAACGATACGCTTAAAAAACTTATGATTACCGATAGTCATGGACAACATAAGGACCGTAGAAATGACGACCGACGAGTGACAGCAAAAGCATCTCCACAAAAGGAATTGAAAAGCCGGGCAGTGGATGTTGAGGATGAGGAAATTGATTTTAGAAGTTTATACTAATACTAACATGGTAATTGAATTTTACCATACAAAAAAAATACGAAAATGAATAGAATTAAAAAAGAAGTAATTGTAAATGCCCTTTGGGAGTATTGCGAACGATATGGTAGTCAGAGTAAAGCAGCAAAAAGTTTAAAGGATGTAAGTGCTGCAACTATCAGCCAAATGCTTAATGAAAATTGGGGTTTGATACGCGATGAAATGTGGAGGTCGGTTGCTTCGCAAATAGGGGTTAAACTTAAAGAATGGGAGCAGGTAGATACGGCAGACCACAAGCTTATGACTTCGATTTTGGAGGATGCAAAAGAAAATAGCCTGGTAATGGCTATATGCGGTCAGGCAGGAAGCGGTAAAAGTTTTACAATTGACCATTTTCGCAGTAGAAACAAAAATGTATTCGCCCTGAAATGTAATAGCTTTTGGAATAAGAAAACATTTTTAGCAGAGATACTCAAAGAGATGGGTATTGAATACAGGGGATTGACCGAAAGCGATATGATGTCAGAGGCAATTCACAGTATTATTAAACTTGAAAATCCTCTTTTGATTTTTGACGAAGCCGATAAATTAAGCGATGCCTCTCTTTACCTTTTCATTTCGCTGTATAACGCTATTGAAGATGAATGCGGAATTATACTCTGCGCTACCAAACACCTCGAAAAAAGCTTGCTACGTGGCGTATCGCTTAATAAAAAAGGGTACAACGAAATTTGGAGTCGTATTGGTCGCAGATGTATTTCATTGAGAGGTGTAACAGCTGCTGATATAGTGGGAATATGCGAAAGTAATGGAGTTACAGACCAACGATCAATACAGGCAGTAATTGCAGACTCGGAAAGTGATCTGAGACGTGTGAAGCGAAAAATATATGCCATTAAAAAGAGTCGGACTGCTCACATTGGTGAAGTACGGGTTTCAAATGAGGATTAAATGGCGATTAAAAGAGCTTTAACGGCTAAGGATGTAATGAATTACAAACCTCACTTATTGAACTTTGAAAGTGATTGGTTGGATTTAATAGGAAAGCCGGAACTAACGGGTACTTGGTTGATATGGGGTAATTCGGCAAACGGTAAAACACGATTTGCATTACAACTAGCAAAGTACATGAGCAAATTTGCGCGAGTGGCGTATAATTCATTGGAGGAAGGTTTAAGCCAGTCGATGAAAGCAGCTATAAGCGATGTAGGTATGATGGATGCAAAGGGTTTTTTGCTCCTGGACAAAGAGCCAATAAACGAATTGACTGAACGACTTAGGAAGCGTAAAAGCCCGGATGTGATCATCATTGATTCGCTCCAATATACCGGAATGAATTATTGCGATTACAAAAAGCTAAAGGACGAATTCAGAAATAAGCTTTTCATTTTTGTGAGCCATGCCGATGGGCGTGAACCAAAAGGACAAGTGGGTAAGTCGATACGATACGATGCTTTTGTAAAGATAATGGTTGCCGGATATATGGCAAAAGCTGAAAGCCGGTACGGTGGCGATAAAGATAGTCAGTATGTAGTTTGGCAAAAGGGATATGACAGTTTTTACGCTTGCGAAAAAGTTGGAAATAAATAATTAAAAAAACATACGGATATGAAAACGATTATGGACGTAGAACAAAAAAGATTGCTAAAGAAGTTTCACACGCTTCTTGGTTTAGCCGGAATTGATAATGAAGGTAAGTTATTGCTGTTGGCACAATACGGTGTAGAGAGCAGCAAAGATTTATCGCCTTACGATTTATTAGAATTGTGCAATAAGCTGCAATTGCAATCTGACCCACAACTGGCTGCACTGGATAAAGCCCGCAAACGCCTGATAGCTTCTATATGTGGATGGCGTGTGAGCATGGGTGCCACACCTTCGGTAATTGAAGCTAAAAAGATAGCATGCCATGCAGCCTCGGTGAAAGACTTCAATCAAATAACTCAGGAGCGACTGCGAAGCCTATACAGTGCTTTCGGTAAGAAAACAAAGGATTTGAAAACAGTCAGTGAAATGACCAACGAGAATATAAAGAGAATTATCACCTTAAATTAATCACACACATGTCGGAAAAATTATTTACAGCAAAAGAGGCCATTGAAAGAAACAAGGTATCACATAGAATAAGTATGCGTAAAAAGCGAGCTAAAACAACGGCTGAATACGATGCAATAGTAGCTGAGCATAAAAGGCAACTAGCTACTGAAAGAGAGAAAAAAAGGAATATACGTAACATAAAACTTTCGAAAGAAATGGAAGAACTTGAACTTATCAATCAACAAAAAATTGAACGTCAAAGATTACGTGATTTGCAAGAAAAGTTATTCAAGGATGACGGTACCAAGCTTCAAAAGCAAGAGCAATTACAAAGTGACTTAGTGCACTGGCTCGAAATGAACCCGATTTCAAACCCAAGCTTTTGGAAAGTGTACGAAAAGCTGCGAGAATGCGAAGTTCGCATAATGTCGCTGACAAAAGGTCACCAATACGGTGGTGGGTCGGGTGGTTTAAAGGAGTTCTCCACATTCAATCTTAAAACGGCATGAAATATATAAAACCAAAAATAGGCGGCTATTTCAAATACGACAATCTTATTTACTTGGCTAAAGAGCTAATAGAGCCACACTACTGCGTTGGATGCTGTTTTCATAGCCTAATGAAAGGACACAGCGAATGTAGTGCTACAAATGCATTGAACTGCAAAGGAATGATATTCGAAGATGTGACGGATAACGTGGAAGTTGAGTTGATAGATGAACGATTTAAAGGTTTTTTCAAATTCTTTGTAATTGTGGCGATATGGTTAGCAGTGATAGTTTATACAGTAATTAATTATAATAAATACAATTAAAATCAAAATGGCAAAACAAGTAAGCGTATCGGACTTAACGCCCGAACAGATTAAAGAACTACATGCTCAGTTTCGTGAGCAAGAAAAAAAGGCAGCCGAACAACGAACAGCAGACAGACTCGCTCTGATTGACTTGGAAAATGAGGTTGTGATTGAAATGATGGCCGAGGTTGAATTATTATCCTCTGCAATTGTAAACTTCAAGCAAAAGTGTATTCACAAGCTTGAACCGCTTATGAAAATGAAAACTGACTTAGCAAAAGCGGCATCGCAACAAAAGTCATTCACCTTTAAGTCAAAGGACAATAAGTTCAAATTCATTGTTGACTACAATGATACTTTCAAGTACGATGACGGTATTCATGCCGGTGTTGAATATGCAAAGCAATGGCTTACTGAAAAATCAGACGAAAGTGAAGATTCAAAGATGATGACTTCCATTATTGAGAATTTACTCGGAAAATCGAGAGGTGGAACATACTCGGCTGAGAACCTTTGGATATTCGTAAGTTCTGCAGAGGATTACGACGTTCCTCTTTTGAAATTGGCTGCTGAAGCGGTGAAAAAATCACTTTATAAGGAAATGACAAGCGTAAGCGTGAAAGTCTTTAAAAAGGAAGAATTTGGATATAAACAGTTGCCTTTATCAGCAACTAAAGCTTAAATAGAAAATGGGAAATACAGAAAAATTAAAACAGATAGTTTCATTATCAAATGAATTAGAATTAAACCCGGAAGATGAAGCTATGATTCTTTTGGTTGTAGTGGAAGGTAGAGTTAAACCTTGTATAATGGGAAATCAGGAACTATTAGAGGCTGCAATTAGTTCAGCCGCTAAAAATAGTGATGATTTCAAAGAAATAATTACTAATGTCGTAGAGAGTTTAAATTAAAATTAATCAGTTCCACACACGGAACATAAACAAAACAGTATGAGTGATAAAAAAAAGGACTCCGATAAAAAGGAGAAAAAAGTGATTTCAGGCAATTTGCATTCATGGTTTAGCACTAAGCTAAAATATGAAAAAACAGCTGAAGAGGGTAAAATTATATCCGTAGCGGAGGAGTATTTAGTCGATGCTCTATCTTTCACAGAGGCAGAGGCTCGGATTAATAAAGAGATGGCTCCATTCATTAGCGGAACATTCAAAGTCACAGCTGTAAGACGCGCTCGAATTAATGAGATGTTTACGAATGAGAATGGTGACAAATGGTATCGTTGTAAAGTATTCTTTATTTCGCTTGACGAAGAAAAGGGAATTGAAAAACGTACTGCAGTTACAATGTTTGCACAAGCAAACGACGTGAAAGATGCATGGGATGTTCTCCAAGAAGGCATGAAAGCATCCATGGCCGACTATAAGGTTCATTCAATTGTCGAAACTTCCATACTCGATGTATATCCATTTGATGCGGCTGCTTAAATTAATCAGTGGAAGTGTAAAACTGCACTTCCACTTAAATAAACGAAATATGAAAGTTTTACAAATAGAAGAAAGTAACGCACGTAAGCTTTACAAAACAGCAAGTCCAGAATTCAAGCAAGCACTTGAAGATACGTTTGGAAAAGAGTTTTTCTCTGCAAAAATTACTGATCGTATCAAAACATACGAGGATGCATGTTCGGAACTAGGTGTTCAACCTATTGATGAGGCTAAAATGAAACAAATAGGCTTCACGGATGACGAAATCACTTATCGTAAAATTAAAACGATCACTCAAGCACTCAACGAAGGTTGGAAATGTGACTGGAACGATAGTAATCAATACAAATGGTATCCTTGGTTTAAAATGTCTTCCGGGGGCTTCGTTTTCTGCGATACGTATTGCGATTACTCGCGTGCGTCTGCGGGTAACGCCTCGCGACTTTGCTTTTCAAGTGACGAAATAGCCACTTATGCAGGGAAACAATTCTTACAATTATATTCAGATTTTATAAAATAATCAGCCGAAAGGCATAAAAACAATTTTCACACATGGAAAAACAAGAAGTAACACCAATGGAAAGCATCAAAACAGTAGAAGATGCTCTGAACGTAACCGGAATGTCGGTAACTCCTGAATTCAACGAAGTACCTGAAGAAATGCGGGACTATTTTAAAGCTGTATATGCGGCAGTGGTAATAACTAAGGCGATAGTTGGAGACTGGAAAGCTGACTGGAATGATGGTAGTCAACGCAAATGGTATCCTTGGTTTGAAATGTCTTCCGGGGGCTTCGTTTTCGGCGATACGGATTTCGGTTACTCGGGTGCGAGTGCGGGTTGCGCCTCGCGCCTTTGCTTTCCTACTGAGGAGATGGCAGAGTATGCAGGTAGAACATTCACCGACGTTTACAGTCAAATTATTCTGAAGTAAAAATAATAGGCTGTTTGTCTTTGTGAGGTTGTCTTCCAGGGGCTTCGTTTTCAACGATACGAATTACGATAACTCGAATGCGAATGCAGGTAACACCTCGCACCTATGCGAAATAAAGATACAAGGACAAAGGCCTTGCCACTTGGCAAAAAATTACAAACTTCAAAAGGTACTAGTAGGGAAACTGAAAGTTCCTACACGAAAAGCAAAGCGATGAAAAGACACGGTAATTTATACGAACAGGTATGCAGCGAGGATAATATGGTTCTCGCTTGGGAGAAAGCCCGAAAAGGCAAAGCGCACACATACGGTGTGAGACTCTTTGAAAAGGATTTGGAAAACAATATGAGGCAGTTGCATAATGAACTGACAACGGGAACTTACCGGACTTCGGAATACAGCGTATTTACAATTTATGACCCGAAAGAACGTGAGATTTACCGGCTACCATTTCGAGATAGAGTAGTTCACCACGCCATAATGAATGTGATGGAGCCAATATGGACAAGTATTTTCATACAGCAGACGTATAGTTGCATTAAAGGCCGTGGAATACATGCCGTTTTAATAGCGATTAAACGGGATTTAAAGGACGTTGAAAATACACACTACTGTCTGAAAATGGATGTACGGAAGTTTTACCCAACCATTGACCACGATATACTGAAAAGCATTATCAGACGGAAGGTAAAAGATAACCGGTTGCTTGATCTGCTTGATCTGATTATTGACAGTGCGCCAGGTGTTCCAATCGGAAATTATTTATCTCAGTTCTTTGCCAATTTGTATCTTAGTTACTTCGACCACTGGCTGAAAGAAACGAAACAAGTAAAGTATTATTACCGATATGCCGACGACATGGTAATACTTGCACCTAATAAAGCGTATTTACATGAATTGCTGACTGAAATAACCGCTTATCTGAACAATGAGCTTAATCTGCAACTAAAGGGCAATTATCAAGTTTTTCCGGTCGATTTTCGCGGTATTGACTTCGTAGGTTACAAATTCTACCATACGCACATATTAATGCGTAAATCGATTAAAAAACGGCTTTGCCGAAAGGCTGCAAAGCTAAATAAAAAAGACATTGATGCAAAGAGTTACAGAATTAAAATAGCCCCTTGGTTGGGGTGGGCAAAGCACTGCGACTCGAAACATTTACTCAAAAAAGTACTGAATGAAGAAATTCTCTGATTTGGGTGTAAAGGCACTCGAAGACAAAAATATATTCAATGTTCCAGTAGTTTCGATTCAAGACGTGATAAACGTAGAAATTCAGATATTGGACTTTGAAGCAAACGTAAAGACAGCGCATGGAGATGGGCGGTATATTTTGAAAGTGAAGCATGAAGATAGGGAATGTAAGTTTTTTACGAATGCAACTCCTATTAAACAGGCACTTGAACAAATAAACAAAAGCGATCTTCCATTTACTACAATTATCAAACAACAACGATTCGGAAGCGGATCGGGTAAAACATTTTATTTTACATGATATGGAAACAGTAGAAGACTTGAAATCGCATTTAAATAGTTACGGCCTTAATTGCAAGATAGAATCTTATTTTGACAGAGTGAAAAAGGATAGTCCAAATTGGGGACATCATTTAATCGTAATAAATGGCAGTCAAAAAAAGATTTTTCAACTTTGGAAATATGGCGATAAACGAGATAAGCTTATAAAAGAGTTTTTGAAATTTGCAGGTAAACAACAAATACTTTTTACCTAAAATTATGGAATATGAAGAAAGAATTGATGTAGATCAAGGTACATATATAGTTGCTTCAAGTCGTGATTTTGAAAATATATTAGATAAAACATCTATCGTACTTAAATCAGGTGTAATTAATCCGGGACAATTTACAACGCTTCATGGTTGGTTTACAAAAGAGGTTGAGTTTTTGGGATTTATTGATAAAAAAGCAATTTTCTATTTAGGCGAAGGTGAACATGACTTATTTAGTAATGGTGGTTTTTATTATGATGTAACATATATTTTGCAGCCCGATAGAATAGGTAAAAGCTATAAGAAAGGTTCTTTTAGAGATTCATTTTTAAGATTTAATAAAAAACAAGAGTATTATTGGAAATAAATACACATTATGGAATTAAACTCAGAATTAGACAGATTACGTAAATATGCACCAATTGATGCAGAACTTAAACGAGCAGAGAAACTACACCCAAATTATCCTACAGACATGTTCAGGCAGCTTGCTATAATGCAAGAGGAAGCCGGTGAAGTAACTAAATCAGTAATTGACTACCATTATGCAAAAGATACTGTTGAGCACATAAAAGAAGAGCTTATCCAAACGGCAGCCATGTGTATGAGAATGATTTTAAATTTGCCCGATGAGTAATGGCCGAAATTGCAAAAGCTAAGGGCACATGGGGACAGCGAACCCCACGAACAGCGAACGAGCTGAGCGAAATATGTAAGGCGTTTTTTGATGCATTGGTGGTACCAACGGAGTGGAAGTTCCTGAATTGGTCGAATGTGTTTGACGAATCAATCACTTCAGTGGCTAATTCGACAGGTACGTGGATAAGTATTGGTAAAACATTTCGCGATACGCGCACAAGTGGCATTGATTTGAAAGAATACCGTGTCTGCTTCCTTACTTTCTCAGAACGTGGTGGAGTGGTGGAGAAGTCGATTATTGACTACGGTAAGTTTAAACGGCATTGCATGGTGAGCAATAAGACGGTGGAGAAATTGAATGTGTGGATAGCAGAAAGGTTCACTTCGCTCACTTCGACTTCGCTCAGTGGCCACAGTGAACAGGCAGACCAGGTTATTGATGAGAACGATGGTCTTCAGCATTTTCGAGACAGGTTTAAATAGCTATTTGTATGAACGATCAATTATCTATAAATTTCACAGATACTGTCAAGGTTCGACGAATAGAGTCGGAACGTAACAGAGACTCAGAAGGGAAGTTTGCAACCGACCTTGTGGCTGCAAATGATATGATTGAACGTGTGTGCAACGAAAGGGATATTTATAGAACTAATTACTTAACTGTGGCTAAGGAGCTATCAGAACTTAAAAGAGAACTTAAAAAATAAATGTATGGGAGTGATTTTAGCAATAGATTTTGATGGAACAATTGTAGAAGACCGTTTCCCCGAAATTGGGGATTTTAAACCAGGAGCAAAAGAGAATCTACTGAAACTAAAAAAGGATGGTTATTATTTAATTCTATGGACAAATAGAAATGGTAAAAAACTTGCAGAAGCTGCTCAGTTTCTTGGTGAAAATGGAGT